CGGCTGCCCGCTGCTGATCGGGTGGAGTTGGATCGGGGCAGGTTCGCTGCTGGGCCCCCAGGACGCCGGACCAGGCAAGGCGTTGTGGGCGTGAGCATCAGCGCTTGACGAGCCTGCCTACGGGCTCAGTCCCCGCTGTATTCGCAACCACTGGTGCACGTCTCGTGGATACGCACCTTGGACAGTTCTGGCAGCAACGGTTTGACCTGATCCCAGATCCATTTGGCGATGACTTCGCTGGTGGGGTTTTCCAGGCCAGGGATGTCGTTCAAGTAGTTATGGTCGAGCTGCTCGTAGATGGGTTTGAACACCGCCTTAATTTCGGCGAAGTCGCGAATCCAGCCGGTATGCGGATCGAGTGGACCCGTCAGATGAAGGCCGACCTTGAACGAATGCCCATGTAGACGCCCGCATTTATGGCCTTCGGGCACATGGGGAAGGCGGTGGGCGGATTCGAACATAAATTCTTTGAAGATTTCCACTGGTGAACCTGTAAAGCTGGTGGGATAAGGGCTTGAGCTCGATCTGGCTTTCCAGTGTACTGCTCAATGTACTGATTGGTCGTCGCTGGGGGTTAGAGAGGTCATCCACTGAGTGATGTCCGACTGTCGCCAGGCGACCGAATTGGGTCCTATCTTAACCTGTTTCGGGAACGTCCCTTCACGGATTCTTCGATAGACGGTGTTCCGACCCATGCCCGTGACGTGCAGCACCTCGTCCAAGCGGAGCAAGCGATCAATGTTTTCTGAGTGTCGCATTGGGTGTCTCCTTTATATAGGCGGGTCACGCAAGAAAGTGGTGTCCGACCTTCGCCGCCTGCGCGGCATCCTCGGTGCGGAACATGAGCTTTGTTTTGCTGATGCGGCCTTCGCCGTCGTACTCCACATCGACCCACCACTGGCCGAACATGCGGTACGGCTCGCTGAGGATCTTCGTGACGTAGCAGTCGATCAGGTTCATGGATGGTCTCCACGCCGCCGGCGGCGGCAGGTTGGTGGTCAGGGCTTGGCCGGGAACCACTCGGTTTCGTACTCGAACTGGCTGACCAGCTCAACTGACATATGAGGAACCTCTCGCTCAAAGCGAAGCGTTCCATAGTGGTTTTCAGTGAACCGCTGCGCTTCCTTGCCGAATCGCTCTTTGAAGATGCGCAGCAGGTGATCGGCCGCCTTCTCGTAGTCTTCCTCGCGGTAATTGCCTTCGGCGAGACCGCCGCGGCAGACCCGCCAAACGCAGCGTTTAGGCTGTGCCTCGGCCGCTTGGATCTTCAGGGCCATCTGGTCGCGGGCGTAGCGCAGTTGATCCAGGGTCAGGGTTTCCACCCACTGATCTGTGCCGATCTGCATGGTGTGGCCGTGCTCGCACTTGATTTCGGGCATGGGGTCATCCTCGCCCGCGCGCATGTCGGCGGGCTTGAGTTGTAGGGGGAGGGATTAGGCTGTGGGGCGCTTCATGAAGGTGATCCAGTGCGTCTTTTCGCGTTTACCGGACTTGTGGCCAAACAGGGGTTTCTCATCGGTGAGGGCCAGCAGCTCGCTGACTAGTACCTGGGTTTCGTTCCACTTGAAGATCAGGATCCCTTCGGGCTCAAGCACGCGGAAGCACTCGGCGAAACCCTGACGAATGTCCTCTCGCCAGTCGCTGGTGAGCACCCCGTACTTGGCGCGCATCCAGCTGTCCAAACCGGCCCGTGTGAGGTGCGGCGGATCGAAAACGACCAGGCGGAAGGTTGAGGACTCGAATGGCAGCCGGCGGAAGTCCATCAGCACATCCGGTTCTACCTTCAGCACACGGCCGTCGCATAGCAGGTGCTCTTCGTCACGAATGTCACCGAACAGGGCGCGCTGGTCTTCCTTGTCGAACCACATCATCCGGCTGGCGCTGCAAGGATCGAGCACCTTGGCTGCGGCGCTCACGGCATCAGCTCCTTGGGCACCTGCACGGTATCGCCAAGCTTGGCGGCGACATAGGCGCGGGTCGCGGCGATCAGGCGGCTTTCACCTCGCCCGTACCCGGCTCGAGCATCTCCGTCTCTATGCTCAATCCAGACTTCGGCGCAGCGTCCGCCGCCCAAGACCTTTGGGAGACGCCGTTCCTCCGGGTCGATACGCTCAATCAGCGGTCCGCCCAGCGTCCAGGACTCCCAGGGGTTATAACGCTCGCAGCGCTCAGTCGCCTCGCCCCGGTAGATGGCGAACACGCGCCAGCCGTTGCCGTACTGAGGTGGCTCGAGGTGTAGAGCCAGGCCCTCGGCCTTACCCACCGCCCAGCCAAGCGCCTCGCCCGCCAGGTCGACCGTCTTCACTTCGATCAGGTTGGTCATGGTCGCACCACCTGAGATGAGTCGCGGTCGGTAACGGAGAACAGTTCATATCCGTCAGGAGTATTCTCTGGCGAGCGGGCGGCCTCCATGACGGCCAGGATGTCATCAGAGCCTATATCGTCTGAGTTGGCAGTGAAGATCCGTTTGCCGGCCTTGGGGTTTGTAGAGAAGGCGTGGGCGAGCGAGTAGCCGATCACCCGGTATTCCATGATGAAGATCGTCACAGCTCATACCTCTCATCAATCCAGCGCCCAGGCGCCATAGCGGGGGTAGGTTCGGGTTGGGTTTCGTGCGGGGAGAGATGGTGCTCGTTGCCGGACACCTGTGGCAGCCAGACCTTCACGCAGCTAATGGCGTTGGCGTTCATGACGTAGCAGACGACGCCGCGAGGCTTATCCTCGAACGACCTCACGTTATTTGGCAGACCATCTGCACTGGCGCCAGTGGCCAGCAGCAGGAGGCACAGGGCGAGGCGGGTCATGACTTTGCCTGCTTGGTTGCGCGCCGCTTTTCGAAGAAGGCGTAAACCTCTTCCAGGCCTGCTTCGATAGCAACGATCTCGCGGTCAAAATAGGCCTGGGCCTGCGTCTCTCCTTCGGGCGGAAGCTCGCCAGGTCCGACCAAGCCGTTCCAAATCCACTGCATGCCGACTTCTGCACCTTGCCCGTGCCGCCACTCAATCACGGCACCGCGCATTCCTACCAGATACCGACCAAACAAGAGGTCCAGTTCCTTGATACGCACGCGCGCGCCCTCGTAGTTATCGCGCGATGTCTTTAGTTCATCGATCAGGGCGCATACCACAGCAGGATCAGCGAGAGCCAAGTAGCGCTCATCGGTTCCCAGCAGGTCGGCGTCTTCGACCATTCCCTTCCAGCCGTGAGAGCGGATCACATCCACTGCGGCAGCCTTGGCGGCGACATGCAGGGCGTCCAGATCGATAGAGTCGAGAGCAGTTTTTTCTACAGGCACAGTCGTTCCTTGGCCGCCATATCGCGGCAGTGAATAGAGGGGAGAGGGTTTACAGCGGGGTGGAGTACAAATGTGCTCCTAAATAACTGGTGCGGTATAGCACGACGAATATCCTTCGTGCTGACTGTGGAGTTGCCCGAATGAAGAAGTTGATCATCTGGATCAAGGTGTTTGAAGCGGCTGTAGTGCTGGCCACGAGGTGTGTCTTGCTATGGGATGCGGTTCAAGGCGTCCTGCATTCTCTGACCTAGCCACCTGACAACGGGGACGGCTTTGCTGTTGCCGATCGCTTTATAGCGCGGGCCGTCTGGGCACAGGCCGGTAACACGACCGCGATAGGGGATCAGCGTGTAGTCATCGGGGAATCCCTGAAGCCGTTCGCACTCGCGCGGGGTTAGTCTGCGCACGCTCTCGGAGTGGCCTACCACGTTCGGGCCTTTCGCTGAGTCTGTACTGTCGACCTGCTTCCCATAGTTACTGGTCAGCGTCTGAGCTAGCTCACGGCAGCTCACAATCGGCTGACCCCGACCGGTACCGTCCTCGCTGGCATCGAAGCCTTCAGCCTTCAAGGTGTGGGTGATATCGCCGGTGATGCACACAGCCACTTGGCCGCCGGCATTTGCATGGCTACTGCCGTGGCCCATGGCTCGCAATGTGGGCGCCAGCTCGCCGGCATCTGCGCCGTGATCCTTGCAGCTGAAGGCAATGCAGGGGAGGCCCTGGCCAGGTTTTCCGCCGCCAGTTGATAGCGTACCCGCCACCTGGCCGTCCCCGCCTTCCAGCCGAATCTCACTACGGCTATTTTCCGCAAAGGCCAGCACTGCGTTCTCCTGACCGCTGTTCCGCCCCAAGGCGAACGCCTGATCGGTAAGGGTGCAGGGGTCTTGCGTGCCGTGCACAACGAAAGCCTCGCTCTCGAAATCCATCCTGCCGCTGGCGCTGGCGCAAGCATTGCGTGCTGGCGCCACATCAATGGGGCCGGCAGTGTTGTTACCGCCGTAGACCGCCAGCCGCCCATCTACTGCGTCATTTTCGTCGACGCCTCCAGTGCTTGCTGTAACTGTTCCGGCAACGTCTTGCCCCTGGCCTCGGCGCGGCGGAGTATCCCGGCGCAGGCCTTCGCGCTCAAAAAGTACTTCGAGGGGATCGAATCCTGCTCGAGCACTTGCGACAACGAACACACGGCGGCGTCGTTGGGCCAGGCCGAAATATTGGGCGTCCAGGATCCTCCATGCGATTGTTCTTTTGGGTCCAAACACACAACCAGCGTCTGGCCACCGTTTCCCTGAAGGCTGCAGTTCGCAGTCTTCCCCAGCAAGCGCACCAAGAAAGCATCCGAAGGCGTTGCCCTTGTCGGAGAGGACGCCGGGGACGTTTTCCCACAGACAGACAGCCTCGGGCTTGCCGCGCTTTGTTCGAACATGGTCAATTGCATCAAGCAGCTCCACGTATTTGATGGTCAGGGCGCCGCGGGGATCGGCCAGGCCTTCACGCATGCCGGCCACGCTGAAGGCCTGGCACGGCGTGCCGCCGACCAGCACGTCGGGCGCCTGGATCTTGCCGGAAAGCGCCATGGCTGCCAGTCGTGTCATGTCGCCGTAGTTGGGCGTGTGGGGGTAGTGGTGGTCCAGCACTGCGCAGGGAAACGGCTCGATCTCGGCGTACCAGGCGGCAAGCCAGTTCAGCGGGTGCCAGGCGACGGTCGCAGCTTCAATGCCGCTGCAGACGCTTCCGTAGGTGATGGGCATTGGTGATCCTCGCCGGGGAGGCGTTATCGTTGAATAGGGGAAGGCGCTGGAGGGCAGCGCCATGTTTTGCCGAGGGCGTCGATGTTTGATATAACGCCGGACCATTTCACAGGAGGGAACCTCATGAAACGCACCGTCATCGGCGCAATCCTTGTCGCCGTCACTGCGCTGTCGCTGAGCGGATGCTTTGAGTCAGAAGACGAGCAGAAAGCTAAGGCGCAGCAGGAATCCAGTGACAAGCTCTGGGACATCCCTAAGCCAGATCGGAGCAAGGACAAGGGCTTTACGCCCTGATTTTTCTGCTGCCATCGACGCCGCCGATATAGGGCGGCGTTTTCGTTTAAGAGCTGGCGGGCAGCGCCGGAGTGTCAGGGGCAGTTGTTCGCGCCGCAGTTCTGGCAGTCGTTGAGGAATCGGCCGTCCCAGCTGATGAAGCGTCCGCAGCCGTGGCAATTGAGCGGTCGCTCCCAAGGCTTGCGTTGCTTTCGAGGAACCACCAGTTCAATGCCGGTACCCTGCAGGGCCTCTTTGATATTCACATCCCGCTTGTGTACCAGGCGCCGTGCCTTGGCTTCTAGGTAAGCCAATGGCCAGATCACTGCTTCCTCTGGGGTGTTGCCGATTGCCTCGGCCGCATCAAGGGTGAGGTGATGTGCCTTCTCGAACCGGAAGGTGTGGCCTATTGGCCATCTGGCCAGGGCAATGTCGTTCCCGTTCCAGTGACCTGGGATCTGCAGGACAACGGTGCAACCTGGGGTCAGCTGGTTGCGGGCTTCGTCCAGGCAGATGTACTGATGATCGACGCCGAGATGTGCGCGCGCGTCTACGTAGTCCTTCGGCCATGCAATGTCTGTTTCCCGACGGCCACAGGCCTGTTGCTGGGTGAACAGCTCGGCCTTGTCGAGGTTGGTGGTGTAGCCGCCACCCAGGGCCCAGAACATGAGGCCGTCACCGGTGTTGCTGCGGCTGTCCTGTAGGTAGAACTGGCTCATGGCTTTCTCCATGCATGCGCCGCCCTCCGTGGCCGGATGCGACATGGTGACAATTGGTCTTGGTTGTCGTGGTCGCCTGTCACGGCGACATGTCACGTTGTGCGAATCAGCTTTTCGAGCTGCTTGTCTGTGAGGCGGTCGGCGCCGTGGATGAGGCGCGAAATCAGGTCCTGCTCTTCCTCGATTCCGGCGCGGGCCATCGAGCGTTTAAGCGCGTTGTCCGTGTTGTGATAGAGGTCCGTGACAATGCGGCGTGACAGCAACCGGGCTTCGCGCTCCTCTGCTGTCAGCTTGTCCCGCTCGCGCTGTTCCTGCTTGCGCTGGGTAGGCGACTTCGCCATTGCTGATACCTCCCAAGCCGCTAGGCGGCAGATTGATGTGCTGCTGGCGCCGACGCTGCTGCACTTTCGTTCGAATGGATCTCAAGGGGTGCAGGTCTCGATTGGCGTTTTCTTTGTCGACTCGGAAGGCATGACCAACAAGAGGCGCCTGTTGCCGCGATACACACCCCAGGGCTTGCCTGTGGACTTCGCCATGGCGGCCGCATACTTCACGGCCGAGACGGGTTGTGAAATGGTTGCGATCATGGTCATTCACCTGCGAGGTGGTGCATCGGGGCGAAAGGTATGTCGTCGTCGAAGCTATCGCTATTCGGTGGTGCTGCCTGCTGGCTCGGCGGCTGTCGCGCCTGGCGCTGTTGCTGAGGTTGCCTGTCAGGCGGATACCCGGCTTGCTGGCCCTGCGGTCGGCTGCCAAGCATCTGCATCGTGCCGTTGATGTCCACGATGATTTCAGTGGTGTAGCGCTTGATGCCGTCTTTCTCCCACTCGCGGGTTTGCAGCTTGCCCTCGATGTAGCACTGGGCGCCTTTGCGCAGGTACTCGCCAGCAATCTCGGCGACCTTTCCGAACAGAGACACGCGGTGCCACTCGGTGCGCTCCACCTTCTGGCCTGAGCGCTTGTCCAGCCATTGCTCGCTGGTTGCCAAGCTGAGGTTGGTGACGGCGTTGCCATTGGGCAGGTACCGCACCTCCGGATCTTGGCCGCAGGTGCCCACCAGGATGACTTTGTTTACGCCGCGGCTCATGACGAGAACGCTCCACCCATGACAATCAGCACCAGTGCCCACAGAGCGGCCCAGCGGGTGCGAACCTCATCAGGCGGGTTGACCGTCACCACCGGCAACGACTTGGCATTGACTGCGCGCTCGAGGCTCTCGGCGTAGGTCACCGCGTCGAAGTAGCGCCGGCGCTGGCCATACAAGCGGTTGTCGTTGGCGCCGACCACTGCCCAGCTGTTACCGCTTGAAGGTTGGACGTAGAAGCGAGAGTTGCTGCGGAAGCGTGCGGATGCTGCCTCGGCTTCCTGGCGAACCTGCTCATATTGCATACGGCTATTGCGGATGGATGCGTTCATGTTGTGGCTCCGTGTTTCATGCGTGAAGCTCCAGGCTTTCAGCCCGGCGAAGGATTCGGACTTGAGCGGTGCGACGCTCCGGTGCACGGCGGTCGCGGCGCATCGGATCGTTGTCGTTGATAACTGAGTGCATGGCGATGAGGCCGGCCAGCACGATGCAAAGCGGGCTGATGATCTGCTGGCGCATGGCCTTGGTGACCGCCTCGATGCGCCGCCCGGCTTCCAGCTTGAACAGAGCAGCCTCGATACGGTTGGCCACGGTGCCGGGGGTGACCGCCATCTGCCGCGCGATCTCTTTGGTGGTCAGGCCCTGGGCAACCCAGAGCAGTGCTTCCAGCTCGCGAGGTGCCAGCGTCTTGCCGAGCTGGCCGGTCCATGAGCCGCAGGTGATCGTTTCCATGATTGTCCTCAGCAACCGCATTGGTCAGGCGTCAGGCGAAGTGACCAAACTGGGCGTGAAAAGCCAGCCTGACGCCTGCCAATGCGGTCGTATGTGAAGGGAAGGGGATGCGGGATGCATCGGAGATTGATCGGAACACCAGGGCGCTACTCCTGCTTGGTTCCCGCCGCGTTTCTGGTATTGGCCGTCTCGCATATACCGGCTCAGGAGGTTCACGGGTCTTTGCGATCCTAGCGCTGCAGCTCGCTTGAGCACGCTCCGATCAATCTCCGATGCAGCCTGCGATGGGGAGCAGGGCACCGGGCCGTCTTTCCGGCTGTCATGCATCAGAGCCCGGCGGGCCGTGCAGTTGCGCATTACCGAGGATTGCGCAACCTGATGATCTCACCTCGGTTGATTCGGTGATTTCCCGTCTGGCCCTGTCGCCAAGGCCAGGCAGTGAAATCTCCCGGCCTCGCTACTGGCGTCAGGCCGGGGTGTTGCTTCAGCGGTGATCCCTCTGCGCCAGGGTGGCGCCGCGTCTGCCGCTGCTGATTGCAGCTCTGCGGTTCGTCGTGGTTGCGGGCGTCGAGCTTCCTCCTCGCGACGTCAAACAGCATCTGTCCGCCGCGGATCACAGGTCCTTACAACATGCACGCTACAGCTCTGGGTGCCCTAGCTGATTGGGGCAGGGTGCATGAGGTCCGGCGCCCCTCAATGCCGAAGCTCGGGGCGCTAATTCAAAGATTCGTGTTGCCACTCCCGCTTACCGAGGTCGATACAGCCAATCCCAGGGAGCCGCGTGGCTTTGTGGATTCGCTAACGCCTTTCCCGGCAGGAGCTTGAACAAGTCGAGTTGTTAAAGAGCGGTGAGTGCTAACTGCCGCGCCGCCGTGGAAGCGAGCGCTTGAGGTAAATTTAGAAAACTAAACAAAAAGCGTCAAGCACTATTTTAGAAATCTAAACAGCGCAGGCGAGCTTCACCCGCCCTTGTCAAGACTTCCAGCCTTGTAGGACTTCAGCTAATCTGCTGTCGTACCTGTATGGATGTACAGCAATAAGGAGGTCGCATGGCTAGGCAGAAGCAACAACCAGAACGATCAGGGATGTCCGGGCTAGAGCGCCTGGAGCTGAGGGTTTCCTCGATGATCAATCACCCCATTGCCCAACAGCAGCGATGGGTGACAATTCACCGTCTTGATACCGATGGCGAGCGCGAGTGGGAAGAGCTGATGAGGGCGCTTTCAGAGACGGACGGTCTTGAAATGGCCTTCAGCGATGAGGACGAGTCGGTGACGCTCCAATGGGAAGCGCTATCAGATGATGACCCAAGAGCTGAGCACATCGAAGAGTTCACTGCGATGGAAGAGCCGGCACCCTTCTAAGACCGATTGGCCCGCAAGCGGGCCATGCTGACTGGACTTATGCCTTCTTGGCATTCCAGATCAAGAGCACCTTGGCATGGATCGTCACATCGTCGATGCGAGCGGTCTGGTTCTCGTAATGGGGATTATCTGAGATCAGGCGAAAATGATCTTCGTCAAGGCGCATCATCCGCTTGATGTAGAGCTCCTGATGCCAAGTAATGACGTAGATGCCTTCTCCCACAAACTCATTGACCCCACGATCAACGATGACCAGATCCTTGTCGTTTATCGTTCCTTCCATGCTCTGGCCCCAGCCAGTGATCATGGCCAGGGCAGTAGGGGAGGTGTAGGTGACGCCTTTCTCTCGCAAGGTGTCCTCACGGACTACCAGGTTTCTGACCGCTTCGTTGTAATCCGCAGGGACCTGACCATGCCCCATCGCCGCCCTCACATCGTATTGAGGGATCAGAATCTCGTCCTGCTTTGGACGGAGATTGGAATACGCTGACGGCAGATACTCCTGGGTAGGAGTTGGGTTGTCGGCTTCGGCTGCAGCGGCCAGCATCACTTCGCGGGCCTTTTCGGACAGGTTTTTTCCTGCGCGCGATGCGAGCATCTGTGCAACTAGCTCGGCCGTGCTGGACGCAGGTGCTTCCGAATGTGCCGCTACGTCGCCTGGGCTCCCAGTCCCATCCGATAGCCACTGGGGCGAGCACTTGAGCGCTTTCGCGAGGGCGAGAAGATTTTTGCCCTTGGCACCGTTAGTTCCGTTGATCCAGAAGCTAACGGTCGCCTTGGACACGCCAGACAGTTTGCTGAGGTCGGTAGAGCTGATGTCCAGCTCTCTCATGCGCCGCACAACGCGATCTTTGAATTCCATATTTAGGATTCTAAACCTTAGCGAGTTTAGATAACTTGCCTTGTATTGTTAAGAACTCTAAACTCACCGAGAACATCGGAGAGCCATCAATGACCTTTGACGAAGCCCTGAACCATTTTCGAACCGGCCGCGCCATCGGTGACGCTCTCGGTGTGTCCGGTAGTCGTGTTTCCCAGTGCCGGGCAGCTGGAGGATTTTCCTATCCAATGCAATGCGTATTGGAGAAGGAGTCAGGAGGCGAGCTCGTCGCTCGGCGCCAGGATGTGCCCGGGACCGGCCCGCTAAAGCAGGCAGGTTGACTGAATACAGTCTGATGTATCGCACAGCGCGCCAGTAGATGGCTGAAACACCTGAGAATCCATCCAGTATTGAGATCGCAGACGAAAAAAAACCGCCTGGCAGGGCGGCTTTCTCTACAACATTTCAACGGGCTAAAGCATGACAAACATCGTCCCACTTGACAAGTCCAGGGGGTTCACCCGGATGGACAACCAGCTCATGGATGGCCTCTTGGCTATCGATCTTCCGGCACGAGAAATGAAGATCGTGCTGTACGTGGCCAAGGCCACCATCAACTTCGGGGCAGGCGCCCAGCGCATCCCAGCCACCGACATCGCCAAAGCCATCCATGCACACCCTGACACCGTATCCAAGGCTGTTTCCAGCCTGCTGCGTCGTCGCGTGCTGTTTCGTGACGGTGGCGCTCGTGGCGATATCGGCGTCAACGACCCGAAAGACTGGGTCTACGTAACTGATCCGAAACAGACCAAAACAGCCGATTCGGCTCAAGTGGTCCGAATCGGCTCGGAGTCGAAACAGACCAAAACCGCCGAGTCCCTTCTTTATTCTAAGAAACAAACCCCCTATGTATTTCTTCCTTCGGAAGAAGATACATGCCCCCCCAGCGAAATCGACGAGCCTCCAGCCAAGGCCGATCGCAAGACCCCATTCGGGAAGGCCGCCATGCTGGCCGACAACCCCCACGGCCTGGATGAATCGCTGATCGCTGATTACCTGGCTGTCCGCAAGGCGGCCAAGGCAACTGTTAGCGCTCGCATCTGGTCCCGCCTGAACGCCAAGCTCGAGCAGTGCAAGGCCTTCGGCATCCAGCCTGCCCAGGCCTTGGAGATCGCGGTGGAGAACGGCTGGCGCGGATTCGAGGTGGAATGGGTCACCAAGCGCGTTGGTGGCCAGCCGCCTGCCAAAGCCAATCCCAATAGCCGTCATCACGGCTTCAACGAGCGCGACTACACCGCTGGCCTGGCCCCGCGGGAGGACGGTACCTATGCGATCTGAATCGGTGATCACCATGTCTGAGGTGAAGAACGCTGCTGGCTTTCGTGTTCAGCCGGGCGAGTGCGAACAGCACGGGGCCTTCGAGCAGCGCGTGACCCTGTTGATGGGGCGCGAGATCGTCGGCCGTTGCCCAGACTGCGAGAAGATCGCCATCGCCGAACGCGAGGCCAAGCAGCTGGCCGAGGAAACACGCCTGAAGCGTGAGGGCATGACCCGCAAGCTCGGGTCTGCGCTCATCCCGAAGCGATTCGCCGACCGCACCTTGGCCAATTACCGGGTCGAGCACGAGGGCCAGCGCAAGGCCCTGGCCTATTGCACGCGGTACGTTGCGGCGTTCGACGAGATCCAGCGCACCGGGCGATGCCTGATGCTGTTGGGCCAGGTCGGTACCGGCAAGACCCATCTGGGCGCTGGCATGGCCAACGATTTGATGCGTAACACCTCGGCTACCGCCGTGTACCGCACGGTAGGCGCTGTCCTGCAGGCCATCAGAGCGACATACGACCGACACAGCGAGCAGTCCGAGGCCGACATCCTGTCCAGCCTGATCGAGCCGTCGCTGCTGGTGCTGGACGAAGTCGGCGTCAGCAAGGAGCAGCCGAGCGAATTCGAGCTGACAACCCTGTTTTCGATCATCAACGGGCGCTACGAGCAAATGCGCCCCACGGTCGTGATTTCCAACTTGGAAGCCAGCCAACTGCGCCACGCCATGGGCGAGCGGTGTTACGACCGCCTGCGCGAGGGCGGCGGTGTGGTGGTGCCGTTCCAGTGGGAGTCTCACCGTGGCAGAGAGGAGTTCTGACCATGCGGCAAACCAAGCTGACCAGGGCTGCGCGCGGCCGGGAGTGTCAGGTGCGTATTCCGGAGGTGTGCAACGGCAACCCGGAAACCACCGTTCTCGCGCACTACCGCTTGGCTGGCACCTGCGGCGTCGGCAAGAAGCCGCACGACCTACAGGGCGCCTGGTGTTGCAGCGCATGCCATGACGCTTGCGACGGGCGCAGCAAGGCCGTAGATCGCGAAACAGCCCGGCAGTATCACGCCGAGGGCGTCATGCGCACCCAGGCGCTGCTGCTCAACGAGGGGGTGCTCATAGCATGAAGCCGGCAACCGTGTCTGGGTTCAGCCCCAAGAAGCCCCGGGCCAAGCGCGTAGATCGCGAGGGCAGCGAGCAGGCCACCCTGATGACCGAGATCAAGCTGCGCTATCCAGAGGTGTACGCGAGCCTTCATCACACCCCGAATGGTGGGCATCGCAGCTGGGCCGAAGCCAAACGGCTCAAGGCCCAAGGCACCAAGCCTGGCATTCCCGATCTGCAGCTGACGCTGGCCCGCGGCGGATATTTCGGCCTGTTCATCGAGTTCAAAGCCACCGTTGAACCGGCGCCTGTCTCGCCTGAGCAGTACGCCTGCATCGAGCGGCTGACCCGCGAGGGTTACCTGGCGGTCGTTTGCTACGGCCATTTCGACGCCATGGAGTGCTTGAGAGCCTACATGGCCCTGCCCAAAACCGAGGTAGTGCAATGACCAACACCGCTGCTGTGAAGATCAGCGATTCCGAGATCCGCCGCCAGGCCGCCGGGTCGGCAAGAGACCTGCGCAGCCTGGCCAGCAAAGGCCTGTATTTCCGTTTTCACCGGTCCCGCGATCGAGGTTCCTGGTACCTGGTCATCAAGGGGAAATGGCACCGGATCGGCTCATACCCAGAGCTGAGCGCCGCCAAGGTGGCCGCTGCGCTGCCGGATATCCGCCTGCGTCTGGAAGCGGGCGAGGGCTCTAGCCTGTCGAGCTGGGTGCTGACCGGCGAGCTGCTGACCTGGTTTGCTGAGCGCATGGCCCGGGACCGCAATCTTTCGGGCAAGCGCAAGAGCACTGCTGCATCGGCCATCAAGCAGCATTTGGTGCCGCGCCTCGGGCAAGTGCCGCTGGCCCAGATCGACAAGGCGCTGCTCGACCGGGAGCTGATGTGGCCGCTGCAAGAGACCCTGTCCATCGACTACGTGCGGTTGGTCTTCCAGCTGCTGGCCCTGGCCTTCCGGCAAGCCTTCAAACTGGGCCTGATCATCTCCAATCCCATGGCTGGCATCCGCTTCGGGGATTTCTCGAAGGCAAAGGTCACGGTGAAGCCATCCCGCCTGCGTGGTGTGCACCTTGAGGACCTGATGAGCCGCATGAAGGGCGTCCTGGCCCACCGGCCGCAGCATGGCGTGCTGGCTCTGATGATGCTGTGCCACGGTACTCGGCTGGGCGAAACCCGGCTGGCCCGCTGGAGCCATATCAGCCTGGCCGAGCGTGAATGGTACATCCCATCCGAGCACACCAAGACCGGCGTGCAGCATCGTTTGCCCCTGACCGACCAGGTGCGGTTCCTGCTGATGGCCTACCGCGAGATCCAGCGTAATCAGGGCTATGACGGCGAGTTCGTTTTCCCGGGTCGCCAGGGCAAACCCATGAGCGAAGCCAAGGCATCGGCAGTCTTCACGGTCATGGGGCAGGGTGAGTGGACAAGCCACGACCTGCGCAAGCTGGCCCGCACAGGCTGGGCTGATCTGGGCGTTGACCACCTGGTGGGTGAGCTGCTGATCAATCACGCCATGGGCCACAACGTTAAGGTGTACATCCAGTCCGACATCATGGCCCGCAAGCGTGAGGCGCTGGAGAAGTGGCACGCACACCTTGATCAGAAAGGTTTCGAGTCGGTTCACGGCTTGACCGGCGATAGATCGACGGATTCAGGGATTCTCTCGCGGGCCGCTGAACGTGCGGGCTTCGGGGCAGTTCCGGTATCCACCATAAGCGAGGATTCAAAATGACGAACGACGACACAATCCGCGCCGAGTTCGAACGCCGCTTCCCGGTACCGGATGGCATCAAATGGGACCCGGCAGTTGGCGATTACGTCGTGACCTGCAAGGGCTGCTGGATGGCTGCCGAGGAAGCGGTCTTCCAGGCCCGGCGCGAGGGCTGGTGGGCATCCCGTAAAGCGCTGCGCGTAACCAATCCTTTTCCCGTCCAGATGGGCGACCCGGATGCGGCTTGGGCGCGAGACGTGGCCGAGAAGTCGCTGCGTGCCCAGGGCTTGAAGGTGATCGATTGATGAAGAAGCACGGCCCGGCGCTGCGCAAGGAGCGGGTCATCCTGACTAGGTGCCCAGACTGCAACGGAAGGGCAGTGATTAAGGGTGTTTTCTATGAGTTGCCATGTGGCCGCTGCAATGCATCGGGCTGGCTGTCGGCCGTCACTGGCGAGCCGCTGCCGCTGGAGGAGCTTGTCACGCAGCTGGGCCTGCGTGTGCATGAGTTGGAGCAGCAGGTTGATCGCCAGCGGCCACCGCGCACTACGGGTCCATCCGAGCAATACGAAACGAACAACCGCCGCGGGGCCGGCGGCACCAACTACACCGGGGATTGAGGGGAAGATATGAGCCACTTGGAGAGAAGTGCAGAAGAATTGCTCGAGCATTGGGGGCGCTGGGTTGTGCTGGGCTCCGGCGTGTCCTGCTGCGCGTCGCGTGAGAACACCATCCTCGACCCGGTCATCACCGACGACGAGGCCCTGTTCATAGATCGCCTGGTCGGCCGTCTGTTGCAGCGCTATGCAGAGTGCGGGGCGGTGATCATGAAGTACTACACGTCACGGGACGCCTCGCTTCGTGAAGTGGGCAAGAAGCTGAAGTTCGGAGAGGAGAAAACAAGGCAGCTCTGGAAGGCCGGTGTTGCTTGGGTTGACGGTGCGCTTGATGTTCGTCGTGAAGCCGCTTGACATCCCCGGTCCTCATCCCTATATTTCGTGTTACTTTGCGGTAGGTGCGCGAGAGCAAACTCGCCATCACCAGCAGCCACCTTGAAGCCTCGGCATATGCCGGGGCTTTGTCGTTTCTGGAGCACCACCTATGGCCGAGCCAAGTACCGGCGCCCTTGCAGTGACCGGCGTACTTGCTAGCGTCGGCCTGGGCGCTGCCTTCCCGGAGCTGGACCTGGCCACGTTGGTCGGATCCTTCGGTGGGTCTTTCTTCTACGTTGTATTCGCCAGGGACATGAGCACTTGGCGCCGGATCGGCTACCTGCTGACTGGTTGGATAGGCGGTTACTTCGGTGCCGCAGAGGTAATGGGTCGTGCCTGGACCCAGACTGCCGGCTTCAGTGCTTTTGTCTGCGGCGTTCTCTGCGTGGTCACGTTCTCCGGTCTGTTGGAGTGGATGCAGACTGGCCGCATGCCAACCTGGCTGCAGTGGGTATTCCGCCTGCGGGCCAGGAAGGAGGGTTGAATGGCTGCTGTAATCCAGGCCGGGCTTTGCGCCGTCATCTTCGTGATGATCGGTCTGCGCTACCGGCCGTATCCCGATGCCCGCTACAAGCTTGGCGTCTCACTCATGGCTTGGGCGGCATGTGCGGTTACTGGCATGCAGTGCGTCAGTCTCATCGGCCGCATATTGCTTCACGATGAGTTCGCCGACGTGTCCTGGTTCAATACAGCGTTCTACCTGTTGGCTGCCATGCTCGTCTGCCGGGCCAAAGGGAACGTAGCCAAGATCGTGCGGGTTGAATGATGGCCAGGCTCAAGACAGTGGGCTTTCGCATTCAGGAAGGCACAGATAGCAGGGTGAAGATGGTGACGCCTGGTAGCTGGCGTAGCGGAATGACCAGCTCCCAGCGTGGCTACAACTACAAGTGGCAGAAGGCTCGCGAGCGGTACCTGTTGGAGAACCCTTTGTGCGTCTACTGCGATCGCTTGGGTCGAGTCACCGCTGCATCAGTGGTTGACCATGTGATTGCGCATCGCGGTGATATGACGCTGTTCTGGGACCAGAGCAACTGGCAGCCGCTATGCAAACCATGCCATGACTCGGTGAAGCAGGCCGAGGAAGCTTCCGAAATCTTATAGCGCCATAAAAATCTTATTTTTCTAAGAAAAAAAGCACGGCGAAGGCTCCAGACCGAAAAATCGGGTCATGGACCGGGGGGTGGTCAAAATATAGCCATTCTCACCTAGCTAGACCGCTCCCGACCCCACGTACAGATTTTTTTCCCCCACAGGATTTTTGTTAAATGGCTTTAACATCCCGCAAGCGCGCTTTCATCGCCGCGCTGAGGGAAGGTGCGTCCAATCGGGACGCTGCTGTGGCCGCTGGCTACTCCGAGCGCACAGCGTCTGCGGCGGGCTCTCGGCTGGTCAAGGACAAGGACGTGGCGGCCGAACTGATGAAGCTGCGTGCCCTGGGGCTGATGCCTCCAGATGTTAAAGGCGATGTTAAACCGGATGTTAAAGCCAGGCCCGCCGCCAAGGCTGCCAAAGAGGCTGAGCCGGGCCCGGAAGGGGCACCGGAATCCGAGGAGCAAGCAGAGCCGGAACCTGCCGGCTTCGACCTGGCCCAGGCGCTGCTCCACCGTGACCCGAAGGACTTCCTCCTCTCGGTGATGAACGACATGGGCACGGAAGCGAAGCTTCGCGTAGACGCCGCCAAGGCCCTGATGCCTTTCGTTCACCCGCGCAAAGGCGAGAGCGGCAAGAAGGACCAGGCCCAGGCCAACGCCGATAAGGCAGCTACCGGCAAGTTCGGCACCCGCCGCGGCCCGCTGCAGTCGGTGAAATGATGGAGTGGTCAACCGCCTGCCCAGACTGGGAACAGCGCATCGTTGCCCGCCAGAGCCTGATTCCGTTCGAGCCGCTATTCCCGACCGAGGCCGAGGAAGCCCTGGACGTGTTCGGCGCGCTGCGCATGGTGGACGCGACCGGCAGCCCGTTGATGTGCGAGACCGTACGTGACTGGGTCAACCAGTTTGTGGCCGCGATCTTCGGGGCCTATGACCCGGATTCTGGCCGGCGCCTGGTCAGCGAGTTCATGCTGCTGATCAGCAAAAAGAACGGCAAGTCGACCATCGCCGCCGGCATCATGCTCACCGCACTGATCCTTAACTGGCGAGCGTCGGGTGAGTTCATCATTCTCGCACCGACCAAGGAAATCGCGGACAACTCCTACCTTCCGATCAGGGACATGGTGGGCGCCGACGAAGAGCTCAAAGCCTTGCTCAAAGTGCAGGATCACCTGCGCACTGTGACGCACCGGCAGACCAACGCCACGCTCAAGGTGGTAGCGGCGGACAGCGAGACTGTGTCGGGCAAAAAGGCCATTGGCGTGTTCATCGACGAGCTGTGGGTGTTCGGCAAACGCGCCAATGCCGAGGCGATGCTGAGAGAGGCCACCGGTGGCCTGGCATCCCGACCGGAGGGGTTCATCATCTGGGCCACCACCCAGTCCGACGCCCCGCCTGCTGGCGTGTTCCGCCAGAAGCTGATGTACGCCCGGAAGGTGCGCGACGGCGAGATCGTCGATAAATCGTTCCTGCCGGTGCTGTACGAGTTCCCCAAGGCAATGCTTGACGCCGGCGAACACCGGGACTTCTCCAACGCGTACATCACCAACCCTAACCTTGGGCTGTCGGTGGACGAACCTTTCATCGAGCGCGGTTACGCACAGGCCCAGCTGGACGGCGAAGAGTCGTTTCGCGGCTTCCTGGCCAAGCACCTCAACGTCGAGATCGGGCTGGCGCTGCTTTCGGACCGGTGGGCGGGCGCAGACTTCTGGGAACAACAAGCCTCGGAGCTGTGCCACGCCCTGGACGACTTGCTCGAGCGCTGCGAGGTGATCGACGTCGGCGTCGACGGCGGCGGTCTAGACGACCTGCTGGGCTTGGCTGCCATCGGCCGGGAAACCGGCACGCGCCGCTGGCTGACCTGGACGCATGCCTGGGCGCACCCGTCGGTACTGGAGCGGCGCAAGTCCGAGGCGCCGCGTATCCGCGACTTTGCCAAGGACGGCCACCTAACTCTGGTGGAGCGCATCGGTGACGACATCGAGGACGTGGCCCAGCTTGTGGCGCGCGTGGAGCAGGCCGGCCTGCTGGACAAGGTCGGGCTCGACCCAGCGGGCGTGGGCGCCATTCTCGATGCGCTGGAGGCGGCTGAGATCCCACGCGACAAGATCGACGGTATCTCACAGGGCTGGCGCCTGGGTGGCGCGATCAAGACGGCTGAGCGAAAGCTGGCCGAGGGCACGCTTCTGCATGGCGGCCAGCCGCTCATGGCGTGGTGCTGCGGTAACGCCCGCGTCGAGCCCCGTGGCAACGCGATCCTGATCACCAAGCAGGCCAGCGGCTCGGCGAAGATCGACCCGCTGATGGCGCTGTTCAACGCTGTAACGCTGATGGCGCTCAACCCTGAGGCGAAGGGCGGCATGGACAACTACCTCAACAACGGCTTCTTTGACCTCATAGGCTGACCATGTCATTCAAGTGGTACAACCCGAGCACCTGGCGGTTCTTCGGCTACACCGACCCGTCCACCGGCGACTACGTCGAGGTTGACCTGGAAGTAGGCGGCAAGACCACCGCTTCCGGCATCAAGGTCACGGCCAAGACCGCGTTATCCATCGGCATGGTCTGGTCCTGCGTCAAAGTTCTTTCCGAGTCGCTGAGTGGTTTGCCTCTCAAGCTATACGACGACAAGGACAGCAAGCGGGCTCTGGTTGACGGCAAGGATCGGGCGCAGAAGCTGCTGAACAAACCAAACCCGTACATGACCAGGCTGAACTTCCTGAAGTTCGTGGTCGTGAACATGGCGCTGCGCGGCAACGCCTTTGCGCTGATCGAGCGCAACATCCATGGCGACCCCATCGGGTTGATCCCGCTGGACGGAAGGACGGTCAGCATCGACACCGATGACGACTTGCTCTACATGGTCACGCCCAGCAAGGGTGATCGCTTCCCAGTCTCACCGGAGAACATGCTGCACTTCAAACTGTTCAGCATGGACGGTATCACCGGCCTGTCGCCGATCGAGCATCAGGCGGAAACCATGGGCCTGGCTAAGGCTGGCCAGCGCTGGTCGGCGCGCTTCATGCGTAAGGGCGGCTTCACTGGCGGCTATGTCATCTACGAGCAATTCCTGACCGAGGCCCAGCAGGCCATGGTCATGAAGAAGTTTCCCGACGTGCGTAAGGCTGACGCCGACGACATGGGCAAGATGGCCGTTCTGCAGGGCAACCCGAAGATCGTCCCGGCCGGCATCAGCCAGAAGGATGCCCAGTTCATCGAGTCCCAGCAGTTTCAGGAAGAAGCGATTGCGGGCATCTACGGCGTTCCGTTGTGGCTGGCCAACCGCGCCGGCAAGACCTCGATCATGGGTTCGAACCTGGAGCAGCAGCTGACCGGGTACATCACCTTCGGCCTCAAACCCTACGTCGACGCCGTCGAAGACGAATTAAACGACAAGCTGTACAGGCCAACTACCCGCTTCGTCGAATTCGTTGTCGAGGGACTTTTGCGTGCCGACAGTGCCGGCCGGTCCACCTACTACGGCAGCGCGCTGGGCGGCTCTGGCGGCTCGGGTTGGATGACCATCAACGAAGTCCGCGAGAAAGAGAATCTGCCGCCTCTTGCTGGCGACGAATACAACCGGGTAACCCGGTGGGAGATGCAAAGCAATGGCTAGCCTTCAATGCCCATTCGAACTCAAGTCCGTTGATGAAGCCGGTAATTTCGAGGGCTACGCCGCGGTGTTCAATAACGTGGACCTGGGCGACGACGTGATTTTGCCCGGAGCCTTCACCCGAGTGAAGGCAACCCGAGGCGGCAAGCTGAAGCTGGCTTTGTATCACGACCTGACCCGCCTTGTTGGCGCTGCCGACTATCGCCAGGACGACCACGGCCTGTACCTGAAAGGCCAGGTCAACCTCAACGTCAGCTATGCCCGAGACGCTTATGAGCTGATGAAGGCAGACATCCTCGACAGCATGTCGATTGGATTTAACACCATAAAAGCGGATCCCGGTGAGCGTGACGGCCGGCGCGTCCGCCTCATCAAGGAGGCCGAACTATGGGAGGCCTCCTTCGTGCCGTTCGGCATGAACCCAGAGGCACAAGTCCTCAGCGTCAAGTCGGACATCAGGCTTTTCGAGAGAGCCCTGCGCGAACGCATGGGCCTCTCGCAGAAGGAAGCGGCAACAGTCGCTTCGCTCGGCTACACCGCGCTGAGCCGTGACGGCGGCAGCGAGGCCACGGCGATCGTGGATGAGCTGAAAGAAATTTCCAACCTGTTCACCCACCATTTCGGAGTATCGCCATGAGCGAAGTGAAAGACATCAAGGATTCCCTGGAGCTGCAACTGAAGACCGGCTTCGGCGATTTGCAGAAAAAGTACGACGCGGCCATGGCCGAGGTCGAGAAAGGTAATCAGATCACTGGCGATCTGAAAAAGCAGATCGAGGACCAGAAGGGCGAGCTGCAAAAGGTCATCGACCAGGTCGTGGATTTGGAGCAGAAAGGCGTCAAGCTGCGCGGCCAGCCAGGCGAGGGCAAGAGCTTCATCGACCTGGTGAAAGGCGACGACAGCTATAAGAGCCTCCAGCAGAAAGGCTCCAGCCAGGCCAAGATCGAGGTCACCAAATCCGATCTGGCCAGCATGAAGGAAATGAAGGTCACCAGCGCCGGCATCGTTGCGCCGACCTACGACCCCACCATTCAGCCCGGTCTGCGCCAGGAACTGCGCATTCGTGATCTGCTCACCGCCATTCCGGTCAGCGGCCAGAGCTACACCTACTTCCGCGAGAACCTGCACACCCGCGGCGCCAAGCCGGTGGCAGAGGGTGGCTTGAAGCCCACCAGCAACGTGACCTTTACCACTGAAACCGATCGGGTGAAGAAAATCGCGGTGTGGATGCCGGCGACCGATGAGGTGCTGTCGGACGTCCCGCAGATGTTCGCCTACCTCCAGCAGTTGCTGCGTTACGACCTCAAGCTGGAGGAGGAATCGCAAATCCTCAAAGGCGACGGTACCGGCGAAAACCTCAACGGCCTGATGACCCAGGCTACGCTCTACGACACCAAGCTCAGCAAGGCCAACGACACGGCCATCGACCTGGTACGCCGCGCGATCTACCAGGTGCGCAAGCAATCGCTGATGTCCGCAGACGGCGTGGTGATGACCGAACTGGATTGGATGGAGATCGAGCTGCAGAAGGACGGCGAGAACCGCTACCTGTTCGCCAACCTCCAGGGCTTGGTGACCCCGATCCTGTGGGGTCGTCCGGTGATCACCTCCGACAGCATGGACGAGGGCGAAGACGAGGATGGCGGTGAGTTCTTGGTCGCCAACTTCGCCCGCTCCACCACGCTGTTCGACCGCATGGCCTACGAGTTCAAGATGGGCCTGATCAACGATCAGTTCATCCGCAACGAGGTTGCGCTGCTGGTCGAGGAGCGTCTGGGCTTGGGCGTTCGTCGCCGTGAGGCTCTGGTCAAGGGCAAGTTCCCGACCCGCGCGTAACCCCACCCACCCAGGGCCGGCATCCGCCGGCCTTCTGCTTTCTGGAGGCAGCATGAAAATCAAATCACTGTGGGGCTTCGTCGGCAACGGCACGCTACTCGGCGCCGACTCGGACAAGGTGAAGGCGGGTGTCACCTTCGACAATGCCAACGACGAGTACGCCCACACTCTCGTCGGCAAAGGGCTGGCGGTAGAGGTCGGCGGGGATGGGAAGGCTCGGACCGCTAAACCGAAGGAGGCCAAGCCGGCTGCGCCGAAGGACGACAAAGCAGCCGCTAACCAGGCCGATGGCGACAACGCGGGGGCCGATCCAGCTGCTGCCGGCGGTGCCGCAGATGAGGCCAAGTAAATGCTCGACCTGGCCACCGTGAAGATGCACCTGCGGGTCGACGGCGACGAGGAAAACATTCTGATCGGCGGCTACGTCGAGGCGGCCAAGGCTCATGTCGAGCAGCACTGCGACCGTAAGCTGGTCGAGGGCGACCCGGTAGAGCCCGAAGAGATGGGCCTGACCCGAGATGTCGAACAGGCCATTCTGCTGCTAGTCGGGCATTGGTACGCCAATCGTGAGTCCGTCGCTGTGGGCACTATCGCCACGGCTATGCCGCTCGCCTTCGAAAGGTTGCTTTGGTACAGGAAGCGATTCTGATGAGAGCCGGCCCACTTCGACATCGATGCGCTCTGGTGCAAGAAACCCTGGTGCCAGATGAGGGTGGTGGCCAAGAGAGAGGCTGGGTGTCTGTTCGAGACGTCTGGGCAGAGATCCAGCTGCCTACTGGCCGCGTGGAGTCAGTCGCAAACCAGCTCCAGGCTGCAATCTCGGCTGAGATTCGAGTCCGTTACGCCCGTGACTTCAAGGCGGGCATGCGCCTGGTTCATAAGACCACCGGCAATACCTACCTGATCGAGGCCCCCCTGGCCAGCAATGAGCGCGACATGCTTCGCTTGCTGTGCTCCAGTGTCACCAACCCCTGAGGGAAAACTGATGAAAGTACGAGCTCTGGCCAGTCTGTCTGGCCCAATGGGTGAAAAAGCGATCGGCGAAACCTTTGATGTGAAGGCAGAGGAGGGGCGCACTCTGATCGAAAACAAACAAGCGGAAGAGGTCACCTCTGCCCCCAAGGCCGATAAGCCCAAGGCAGCAGCGGCGGCCAAGGGCGAGTGAAGTGGTCCGCCGCTCGCGCCTGACGGGCGATATCAGGCTCCGCAAAACGCTCCGGGCCATCCACCAGACCGTAGACAACGAGGTGAGAGGCGCCATGCAGGAAGGGGCCGAGAAGATCCTGGCCAGTATGAAAGAGTTCGTGCCCAAGGATACCGGTGCTGGCGCCGCAGCTTTGACCGCCTATGTAGCCCCCAGCGGCCTTGACGCTCAGATAGGACTGCGTGGCAAGAAGGCGAATCGCCGGTATTTCTACCTGCGGTTCCTGGAGTATGGCACCAAGGGCAACTTCAAGGGCCAAGAGAACGGTCGGCGAAAAGTAAGGGCTGCCAACAAAACGGACGGCAGCAACTGGTTCGGTATATCGCCAGATATTCCTGCCATGCCTGCCCACCCTTGGCTGCGGCCTGCGATGGACGTAAACCGCGAGGTTGTTCTCGCCGATATCAGGGCGGCCGTCGGTCGTACGCTCGACAGGGCATCCAGAGGACAGTGATATGGCAGATCCAGCGTGGGCCCTGCAGGTGGCTCTGCGTGCTCGGCTCGTGTCCGGGCTGCCATGCCCGGTGCATGACGGCGTGCCCGACAACTCTCCGTTTCCTTACGTAACTTTCGACAGCGCAATCAGCGATGCGGCGGATTTCTTGGCCAGCCGTAAAGACCAGCGATTTCTGTATCTTTCGGTCTGGAGCCAGTACCAGGGCCAGAAGGAGGTGCACGAGATCATGGCCAAGATCGACGCCCTGCTTCACAACCAGCCGCTTGTGCTCACAACCGGCCATGTCATCGGCATGCAGGTCACGCGCAAGCAGACCAGCCGCGAGCCTGATGGCATGACCTACCAGGGTGCGGTGACGTTGCGCGTCCTCACCCAACACTGATCTATCCCTGAATCCGCCGCGTTGCGGCATATCACCTGTCCCAGGAGGACTACTCATGCCTGTTACTACCGCAGCCGGCACGAAGATTTTCATCGGCCCGCGCCTGACCGCAGATTTGCCCAAGGATACGGCCGCTGCCCTGACCTTGTTGGCCGCCATCACCTACACCGAGATCGGAGAAGTCGAGAACATCGGCGATTACGGTGATGAGGTGGGTGACGTCACCTTCGCCTCTCTCGCCGCTTCCCGAACCCGACATCTCAAAGGCCTGGCCGATGCCGGGTCTGTCGACCTGTCCATTGGCCTGCTCGACGACGACGCGGGTCAGCTGGCGCTGCAGGCAGCACAGAAAGATCGCAGCCGCTTCGATTACCCAGTGAAAGTGCTGTACGAAAGCGGTGTCGCCGATTACTTCGCCGCCAAGGTCATGTCGTCCCGGAAACAGGTCGGCGGCGCCGAGGATGTTCTCAAGCGCACCGTGACCATCGGCATCAACTCCGAGATCTACGAAGACCAGCCGGATCCATAACGTCCGGCTGAGGCGCTGCCACTGGCCGCGCCTCCTTCGCTCAAATCCCATTATCCAAGGAACCCGCAATGTCCAAAACCAATCATGGCACCGTCGTCGTTGAAGCCGGCAGCGACAGCTTTACCCTCAAGCCCACACTTCGGGCTGTTCGCGCTCTGGAGAACCGTTTCGGCGGCATTCTGCCAGCCATGCAAGCCTTGGGCGCGGCCAACATCACCGCCACCGCATTCATCATCGCCGCCGGCGCCAGTATCGACACCAACAAGCGCAAAGAGCTCGAGGCGGTCGAGGAGGCTGTGTTTGAGGGCGGCGTGAACAAGGTCGGTACCCAGGTACTGCAGTTCGTGAAGGCACTGCTGAATCCAGGCGGCAAGACCGATGAAGAACTCGAAGAGTCGCAGGGAAACGAACCGAGCGACCTGGCAACGGCAGCTACGTCGACGAGCTCTTCGGAATAGCAACCGGATGGTTGGGTTGGTCACCGCATGACGCATGGGATACCCCAGTGGTCGAGATCATCCTGGCCTGGGAAGCGAAAGCTGACTTCCTGAAAAAAACCAATCCGTTCGGCCAGCCGGAGACGCAGCCCTCCAAGTCGGCCGTGGCAAAAGACCTTCGGCGCGGCCTGAGAGGGGCTGCTGCGTCTCGATCGGCGGCTAAAAGCTGACCCGCCCAAGCGGGTTTTTTATCGCCCGGGGGCAACATGGCAGATACTGACGTTCAAGGCATGCTGGTACGCATTGAGGCCACCACGGCTCAACTGCGCCAGGAGATCGCACGGGGTGAGTCGGCGGTTGCGTCAACGTCCAAGCGGATGGATTCGAGCCTTGCGCGCGTAGACGACGCATTTGATCGTGTAGGTGCCAGCGCTCAGAACGCTGGGGGCCTGCTCAAGAGCGCCCTAGCAGCCGCGGTCGGTGCTGTTTCCGTGGGCTCGATCCTCAAGGCAGCCGACTCCTACTCCCAGATGTCGGATCGTATCGGCCTGGCTACCAAGAGCTTCGGCGAGTACAACGCCGTCCAAGATCGCCTGCTTGCCACGGCGAACCGGACCTACCGGCCGCTGGAGGAAGCCCAGGAGCTATACATCCGCACAGCGGATAGCCTGCGCTCGATGGGGCTCAGCGCTGATGAATCCATGGACGTCATGGATAGTTTCAGCTACCTGTTAGTGACCAACTCGGCTTCTGTCGATAAAGCCAGCTCAGCCATCGATGCGTATTCCAAAGCGCTGCAGACCGGAAAGCTCGATGCGGACGGCTGGCAGTCCATTCTCGCGGCCATGCCGACCGTGGTGGACACCATCGCTGAGGCAACTGGCAAAAGTGCCGAAGAGATCCGAAGCCTTGGGGCGCAGGGAAAGCTTAGCCTCGACATCCTCACTGAGGGTCTACAGAAAAGCGCTGCTGCAAACGGCCTGCTGGCTGACAGCATGGGAGTTGCCGTTCGCGATGCCCTGACGGCGCTGAACAACGCTTTCACCGTCTACGTGGGTCAGCTGAATGAGTCAACTGATCTCACTGGAGTGCTCGCGTCCGGGATATCGGTGCTGGCCGATAATTTCGGGACTATCGCCGAAATCGCCGGCGTTGCCGCTGCCGGTGCTTTGGCTGTGTACGCCCGGTCATTGGCCGCTTCTGCAGCAGGGTCTGTGCTCGCCACGAAGGCGGCTATTGAAGATTCCATGGCGCGTCGTGCGCAGGCGGCCACTGTGCTGCTTGCTGCCCAGGCAGATCAGCGGAAGGCCCAAACCGCCGTTTTCTTAGCTGAGAAGGAGCTGGCGGCTTCCAAAACTCGCATCAGCGGCATGGCAGTGGAGAAGCAGCTTGCGCTACAGCTCGCTGAGGCTCGTATGGTTGAGGCTCGCGCCACGGCCGCCGTGGGGTCTGCACAAAGCGCAATCGTCGGCACCGGTCGTACATTGCTCGGTTTGCTTGGCGGTCCTGCTGGGATTGCGCTGCTGGCGGTAGGTGCCGCGACTGCTTTCCTAACCCTGCGGGACAACACCGGCTCCCTCGAGAAGAAGCTCGGCGATTTAGCCGATCCAATAGACAAGCTCGCTGAGCGTTTCAACAAGCTCAACAGGGCGACGCAGTCCGTTACCCTGCGTGAGCTTCAGGCAACAATTGCAGACACTCAGGACAAGCTGACCCAGATGTCTGGGGCGATGGCTGACAAGTTTGAATCCGACCTGCGCAACATGGGTGCCGCGGGCGCTGACGGGTTGATGGCCAGCCTGGTGAAGTTGCCGGCTGAAGCTCAGGCTGCGCTGGACTTGGTGCGCAAGGCATCGAAGGATCAGGCCGCAGGCATAACCGTTGACTGGAAGGCGGTGGCAGATCAGCTGCGTTTGATGCCAGGCGTTACGGAGCAGATGGCGCGGACCTTGGAGTCCAGCCAGCAGCCCGTGGCCGAGCTGAGTGCGCTTCTGCAGAATCAAAAGCAAGCGTTCTCCGAGCTGACTGGTGCTACGGATGACAACACCCGGGCGGAGCGTGAGAATGCGGCTGCTAAGGCATCGGCTGCCGGGGAGGGGCAGAAGTACCTTGAGCAGCTACAAAAGCAGCTAGCTACGGCCCAGGACAAGACGGCGCTTCAGGCTGCCAATCGGTTCATCGAAGAAAACAAGCTGCTCACTGATGACATGGTTGTTGCAATCCGCTCGGCGGCTGCGGCAAAGGATGCGCAGAAAGCGGCTGATGAAGCGGCGACCAAGGCCACGAAGAGTGCCACAAGTGCAGTCAAGGAGGGAGCCACCGAGGCAAAGAACCAAGCCAAGGCTCTTTCTGACCTGAAGACCCAGGCTGGCCTGGCGATCGCCTCAGCTGAAGGCTTATCAGCGGCCTACCTTGCTGGAGCCGATCGTTCTCGCGAGTTCGCCCTTAAGCAGAAGGTCGAAGAGGCACTCCTGCGATCTGGCGCCGCCGCGCGCGCCGAGGTCACTGCTGCGGTCTCCAAGCAGATGGCTGCTGAGGACAAGCTGGCGGTCAGCAAACAGGCTTATGACCTTCAGCAGGAGGCGAACGACCAGACAGCCTTGGCGAAGGCCTCACTCAAAGGCGCAGCCGCGCTTGCTGAATACAACGTACACAAGGCAATGAAGGTTTCCCTGGGCGGGAAAGACATTGCTCAGTCGAGTGCAGAATATGAAGCGCTGATGGCGGCAACTCGCGCCCAGCTTGAAGCGGTCGAAGTGGCCAAGCAGGCTTCATCAGCGGGATCGCTCATGGACCGCCTGTATCCCGAGCAAAAGCTGCTCAGGGACTATGTCGAAGACCAAAAGGCGCTTAACGCAGCCATCGCGCTATACCCCGAGAATGCTGCTGCCTACCAGGAAGCCCTGGCCAAGCTCGGCAACGAGTATGAGGTCAACCGCAGCAAATCCACGGTCTGGGGGCAGATGACCGAGGGTGCGATTGACCGCGTCGACCAAGCGTTCGCCAATGCCTGGTCCAACATTGGTAGCGGAGCCAGCTCGCTATGGGACGACTTGGTGAAAGGCTTCAAGCAGACACTCGGCGAAATCATCCACATGCTGACCACCAAGCCGCTTCTGGCTTCAATCAGCAACTGGTTGACTGGCACCGACAATGGTCAGGGCCTTACCTCGGTATGGGGCAAGCTGCTCGGTAATGGGTCAAGCGGGGGCGGTACTGGGCAGCTCAGCTCTCTGGCAAGCACAGGGAACATGCTCTACAAGGTCTACAGCGCTATCACAGGCGTGGGCTCAAGCGTGGCGTCCGGGTGGGCGTCTGGAGGGCTGAGCGGGGCCATCAATGGCGGCTACAGCTACTACGCCAACCTGTTCAGCGGGCTGACCAGCAGTCTTTCCAGCGGATTTGGAAGCGTTGTGAGCTCCATCCTGGGCTCGACCAGCTCGCAAATCGCGGCCAACGCAGCCACCTCGGCGGCGCTTCAGGGCGCGGTCGCCCAGGGCGCAGCAACCGTCGGCAGCAGTATCGGGGTTGGGGGGGCGGCCTATGCCGGCGCCGGTACCGCTGCGGCAGGTGGAGCAGCCGCAGGTGTGAGCACTGGGCTAATGGGGCAATTGGCGGCCATGGCTTCGAACCCTGTTGGGTGGGTCGTGGCGGCCATTACTGGCGCCTATCAGAGCGGCAAGCTCTACGATCAAGGCGTCAGATTCAAGACCAGTGAGGTCACAAATCTCGACCTGGTTAAATACGACCCTTTGGCCAAAACCATGCTGGCCAGCCTGGGCCTGACCGACAAGATCGCCTCCAAGCTGGTGGGGGGCAAAATGGCAGCCATGCTCACCGGTTCGACACTGGCTTCAGCAGTGCTGGGGAAAGTCAGCTCGGCGCTGTTTGGTGGCAAGTGGCAAACCAAGGATGGCGGTTTCGAGCTGGGCGTGAGCGATGGCGACTTCCAAGGCTGGGAGTATATCTACCAGAAGAAAAAAGGAGGGCTGTTCAGCTCGAGCAAAAAGCGCACGCAGTATTCGGTGCTGAATCCTGAGTTCAAGGCAGCACTGGAGCAGACCTATAGCGAGACGCAGGACAGTGTCGTCGATTTACTGGCGCGAATCGGAGTTTCGGTAGGTGAGGGTGCCTTCTCTGGCCTGACTATTGCTCGCAAGCAGATCTCGACCAAGGGCCAAACCCAAGAGCAGATCCAGGCGGCTATCAATGATCTGTTCAGTGGTTTCGCTGACCAGATGGTCACTTACCTCGATCAAGGTTCAGGTGGCTTCGGATACAGCTTTGCCGAGCTTGGCCAGCGTATCGCCACGTTCGAGAGCTTCAACAAGTCGTTGGAGCTCATCGATGTGGCCATGCTCAAGCTGTCTCCGCATTCGATGGAGCTGGCTAACGCCATGGTCACCGCGGCTGGCGGCATTGAGGCCTACACGGAGAGCCTCAATGGATACTTCGGGGCTTTCTTCAGCGAGTCCGAGCGGGCCGACAAAACGCTGGCTGCTCTGCGACAGCAGTTCAAGGACATGAACGTCACGCTGCCGGAAACGCGGGAAGCGTATCGCAAAATGGTCGAGGCCCTAGACCTCACCACCGAGGCCGGGCAGGGCATGTACCTGACTTTAATCGGGGCGGCAGGCTCGGCAGCGCAGGCGTACGACATCCTCGAGAAAAAGGCGGCCCAGGCTGCTCAGGCTGCTCAGGAAGCCGCAGATGCGGCTGCCGCCGCGACAGCGAAAGCAGCACAGGAGGCGGCTGACGCAGCTGCTAAGGTAGCCGAGGCTCTACAAGATGGCGTCAATTCAGCGTTCGGCTCTGTGCAGCGGGCAGTAAATGCCCAGAAGTCTGCGCTCACCCAGGCATACGATGCGCAAGTTGCTTCGCTGAACGACATGTCACAGACGGCACGCAAGAACGTCAGCGACCTCACAGCTGTCAGCTCAAGCTTGGGTAATGCGCTGAAATCGCTGCGCGGTGATTCTGGTGATGCAGTGAAGGTGCTGCGGGCGCAGGCTTTGGCCACGCTTGGCAGCGCTCTGGCCACGGTGAGGGCGGATAAGTCTCTAGCTGGGATGAGCGGCCTAGATGATGCGCTGAGTGTCGTCAGCCGCAACACCACAGACGCTTACGCATCCCTCGAAGCGTACAACCGCGACCAGGGGCGCACAGCGAACATCGTCAGCCAGCTGGAAGCTGCGAATGGCAAGCAGCTGAGCGCGGCGGAGAAGTCCGTCCAGAGCTTGCAGACCCGGATCGATCAGGCCAAGAAGTCCTATGACCTGCAGATCGCTCAGTACGATGCACAGCTGAGCCTGGCGCAGGCGCAAATTGATGCGCTGAACGGCGTGGACAACTCGGTGATTTCGGTCGCCTCTGCTGTCGACGGCCTGAGTCATGCGATCACTGCTGCTCTTGCGGTGAAAGCGGCTGGAGCCGCTCAGCAGAACACCTCCGACAACAACGTAGCTTTGCTACGTGCCGTTTATCAAACGGTGCTTGGTCGCGACCTGGATGCATCTGGGCAAGCTGCCTGGACTGGTGCGCTCGCCAATGGATCGGTCACCTACGCCAATCTCATGGATACGATTGCCAGGGCCGGCGCGGCGAACGGCGAAACCATACGCGTGCCGGGTTACGCGAGCGGCGGCAGCTTTGGTGGTGGCCTGCGCCTAGTAGGGGAGCGCGGCCCCGAGCTTGAAGTCACAGGCCCAAGCCGGATTTACAGCGCCGACCAAACGGCCGCAATGCTTGCTGGTGGTCAGGGTGGTGTTACTGCTACGGAGGTGCGCGAGTTACGCGCTGAACTTAAAGCTGCGCTATTCGCCATTGCCAAAAATACCCAGAAAGCAGCCAAGAACACTGATCTTCTGCCACAGAAACTGGAACAGGAGCTGTACCCGTGAGGATCATTGAGCCTGTCGACATTACCCCGAGCATGGCGGTGATGGAGGCGTTTCTTGTTGAGCCCAATGCTGAGCCCCTGGTGGTTCAGGTTGGGCAGGCTTTTCAGGTTGCGTCGATGCTGACCAACGTACCAGAGGTGGACAACCCCTTATGGGTATCGACCACATCCTACGCGGTCGGCGATGCAGTGATGCTCGGCCATCGAAACTATGAAGCACTGGTGGCCAACAGCAACAAAAGCCCCGCCGGCAAGCCTACAGATCCGCCTACCTGGTTGGATCTGGGCCCAACGAACCGATGGAGGATGTTCGACGACAAGATCGGTACGGTCACAACCAATCCTGAAAGCATTTCGCTGACCATCGCCCCTGGTCGGGCGGTTGATTCATTGGCCTTTTTCGGCCTGGATGCCGCATCGATCTACGTTCGAGTGGTGGACCCCTATCAGGGGATCGTCTATGAGTCGAGCGTCTCACCGGTTTCCACCGATGGGATAAACGACTGGTACGACTACTTCTTTTCGCCGGTGGAGGTGAACGAGGACTTCGTGCTGCTGGATGTTCCTGTAGGCAGCTATGGATCCATCGACATCACTGTGGCAAAGCCATCGGGCATCGCTCGAGTTGGTGCGCTCATTCTGGGTAAGGCCGCGGTTCTTGGCGAAGCGCTCTATGGAACCTCGGTCGGGATCACGGACTACAGCCGCAAGGAGCGGGATGATTTCGGCAACACAGTCATCATTGAGCGCGACTACTCCAAGCGTGCGGAATTTGACGTGATGGTACCTACCAGCATGGTCTCGCAAGTGCAGCGCTTGCTCAGCAAGTATCGGGCTAAGCCTCTGGTATGGATTGGAGAGGCGAGCTACCAGTCGACAATCCTGTACGGCTACTACAAGGAATTCAATTTGGTCATCAGCGGCCCGACGGCGTCGGACTGCTCAATTTCTGTCGAAGGACTCATCTGATGGCGACACCAACTATCACGCCCTTGCCGGAAGCCCCCAGTCGGCAGAACTCGGCCGGCACGTTCGCTACGCTCGCCGACAACTTTATGTCTGCTCTCCCGCAATTTGCGGACCAGATGAACCAGTCCATTGATTACATCGGCGACCAGGCCGAGGCGGCAGCCGAAAGCGCTCAGCTTGCCAGCAAGAACGGCGCGGCGCAGGTTGAACTGGCTGCACAGCGGGCGGCATCAGCATCGAGGAGTGCGGAGTCTGCTGGCCAGCAGGCCGCGGCTGCGAAGGCTCAGGCTGACGCTGCCAAGGGCTACCGTGATACAGCCCAGTCTGCAGCAGCCGCCGCGCAGGGGGCGGCTGGCCTCCCTGCACTGACTGGCAAGGGTGGGCTACCTCTGGTGGCTAAGCCAGATGGTTCTGGCGTGGAATACACCGGCAGCCTGAGGCGATATGACCTTGATGTCGCTACGACAACAGCTGTGCTCGACCTCAATGTCAGCCAAGTCTTCAAGATCAACGCCACTCAGCAGCGAGTCCTGACGTTTGCCAATGTGCCTGCTGCAAACCGCGCAATGTCGGTAGTGCTGCACATCACAGGCAAATCGAACGTCACCTGGCCGACGGGGATTCTCTGGAACAACAGCCAGGTCCCCGTGCTGGGTAATGCTTGGACAACCGTAATCCTAATCTGGATAGGCGATGGTTGGGTTGGATCCGTAGGGGCTCGCGCATGATCGAGGCAGCATTGATGGGAGGTGCCCTTCCTGGCCCGTGGTCTGCGTGGGAGTTCATCGGGGCGACCAGCTTGCTTGCAAGCGGGTCAGCCACTGTAGAGGCAAAGTTTCCGGTTGGTGTGGAGCCAGGAGACCTCGTGGTAACGATCATGTCACCACTCAACGAATCCATCCCGACCACAATGGCCGCCGCTGGTTGGCAGCGCTGGTCTACCGCTAGCCAGGACTATGTATGCACAGCTCGGTTTGCGATAGGGCTATCACCGCCGTCTTACTCACGCGCCGGATCAAACTCAATCTTTGTATCGGTTCTGGTTTTCCGAGCCCAGGGGTGGTCGACTGTGACGCTAGAGGCGCACCTCGCTCCCGCCGCCCCTGTTGACGTTACCACTCAGTTACAAAACGTTCTGCTGTTGGCCATCGGCGTGACGCCAAAAACAACCCGTGGATGGGAAGTGACTATGAACGGAGCAGAGCCGGTGGCCAGAGTTGAGCGGAATCTAGCCCCGGCCGTCCAGGTGTACTCGGCGAACATTGAATTTCCGCATCAGATCACAGGCATTCTGGTAGACGCACTTTCAGGGCTAGAGCGCAACCTGATTTTGACTATCTCCTGAACAGTCCAACTACATGCAAGCCGACGCGAGTCGGCTTTTTTTATGTCCGGAGAAAAGTTCATGGCTTACAACAGCGCCCATACCGGGCCGGAAATTGATGCAGCCGTGCAGTTGCTAGGGCAGATCCAAGACGCACGAGACTCTACAAGCCAAGACCTGGGCAACGTCAAAGAGCTTGCAGCTCAGGTCAAGCTCGATGCCAATACAGTTTCAGAAAATGCAGGATCTGTAACAGCCAAAGCTGCCCAAGTGGCTCAAGACGCGGTTGCAGTTGAGCGTGCAAGGCAAGAAGTAGTCAGCGCGGCAGCTGCGGCCGATGAAGCCAGAGACGAAGCTTCTCTTTCAGCCGACTCGGCAAAAGAAAGTCAGAGCGCCGCGAGCACCAGCGAGCAAGCAGCAGCTAGCAGTCAGCTGGCAGCTGGGCTTTCTGAGCAGGTGTCGGCAGAAAGCGCCTCGGAGGCCAAGGCTGCTGCCGAGCAAGTCGCTGCTGATCGTGATGCGGCGGCTGCGAGCGCTGCACATGCAGCTGCCAGCGCGCGGGATGCCGAGGCTGTGGTAACCGGCGGGACTGCGTCCGTGGTACCAGCCCCAGGGTTGATCCCAATCGCTAACGGTGAGGGCAAAATAGACCCTGAGTGGTTGTCCGAAAGCATTGCCCGGACAGAATCCGTCCAGGCTGCGGCGGATGCTGCTAGGCAAGCTGTTGACTTGGCGGCGGAGGCGCAAGCGCGGTCGGCCAGGTTATTGGGTCCCTCTCCTGAGGCTCCGGAGCTCCGAGATGACGGCACGCCTCTCCAGATAGGGGACCGGTATTTAAACTCTGTCAGCCAAGCAGAGTTCATTTTCAGAGCATCAGGCTGGGCTGCCAACGAAAGCTTGCAGGCTATTGATGAACTGAAGTCGGAGATCTCGGTTGACGCCGCCGCTGGTGACATTCCCCGCGCCGATGAAACAGGCAGTCTGAGGGAGTCTTGGATTCCCGCCGCATTCATCAAAGCCGCTGCCCTCGCTGCTGCAACAGGGGCCACCCTGGTATCTTACGCACACGTCTACACCGGGGCCGTGAAGAGGTCGATCGCTGATATCTTCAAGACGAAGGTCGACGCTTTGGACTTCGGCGTGGTCGTAGGCGAAGTGAGCTACGCGCAGGCTGAGCAGAACCTCATTGCCCTGAACCGGGCAGGGGCCTATGCAGAGTCGGTTGGAGCTGGACTGGTGACGCTGCCTGCGGGCGTTATCGGCATACGAAGACTGGGAGGAAACGACGGCACAAACCTGGCTGACTCATCCCTGATGTGGTACCCGAACGTCACCTTCAAGGGTGCGGGAAAGCGCCTTACGATTATCAAGCGTATGGGTCCCACTACTTGTATTGGGTCACCCAAGACGCGAAACGTAATGAATCCAGGCCTGCGTGACCTTACCGTGGATGGCAACCCAGGAATCACGGGATACACCAAGTATCAAGCAAACCTGCTGTACTTCGAGAACGCAGACAAAGGAATCATCGACAACGTCATCCTCAAGGACGTGCCAGGCCTCCACGCGATCGACGTGAACGGAATGGAAAACCTTGAAGTGACCCGGACTGATTTCCTGGGGTATGACATCTCTCTTCGCGGGAGTGATACCACCTATTATCCAGAAAGCGTCCAGATCGGTTTCAACCCAGACGCCACCAAGCAGAGCAAGAACATTCGATTTCGCCTGTGCACCGTTGGACCAAGTGAGAGCTATGGAGCGCCTCTGGCATTCATTGGCAACCATACCGGTGGCGGTGGAGGTGTCGATCATGCGGTCGAAGGGCTGGTTGTCGAAGACGTTGTCGCCAATGGCATTGTGAAATTCCTGTTCCGTCTGAAGGCTTGGAAAAATGTGCGCGTTTCCCGTGTGCGCCTTGAATCAGGAGCGGCACGATTCGCTTACCTGGACTACAAGCCAGCTTACGCAGCCACCGAAACCTCCGCAGCGACACCTGCAGCAGCCTGCGAAGAAGTGCTCCTTGAGGATTGCTATCACAATGGTGATGGTGAATTCTTGTATACGGATGTGATGAGCACGACGGCCGACCCCGGCACTCGGCACCGCAACATCAATGTACTGGGCGGCGAAGTCGTAGGGCGAATTGCTGTGAACGCGATCACGCTCTACCACACAGTCGGCTACTCTATCCGGCGCCTGAAAGTGCGTGGTGCACGCAGAGCTGTCGCCGCTTATTGGTCGGCTCTGGCTACCATCACCGACAATGACTTCGATGGTAGCGAGGTCAACGGCATTGAGATCACGGACTTGACTGGCTATGCCAATGGCTTGGGATACAGCAAAGAGCTGGTGATCGCCCGCAACAAGGTCACAAACACCAAGGGCTACCCGCTTTATATCGGCGCCACCAACGGGTACCTAATCGAGGACACCGACGTTACAGGAGGTGCCAGCGCAACCGGCGCCCAAAGCGCAGCACAGATCTTCGCAGGCTGCTCAAACGGCACTATCCGCAATCTCTACAGCCGCGACAACGGAAACGCCAACGCGCCTAATGTTGGGGTCAACATCACGTCAGGGTCCAACCACAAGTTGCTGGACATTGACTTGTTCTGCACTGGGGAGATGGTTGTGAATGGCGGTACAGGGGACTCATATGAGGTCCGAAGAATCACTTGGGGTACAGCGCCGCCAGCCTCGGGCGCTTACCGTCAAGGTGACGTCCGCTATAACTCAGCTGTAGGTACAGGAAAGCCCAAGGGCTGGTACTGCACCGCTGGTAGCAAAACCAGCGGTGGTACGTGGGTATCTATGGGTAATGCTTGACGCGAGCGGCGCAGGGATGCGCTGCCTCAAGCCTTAATTGAAAACCCCATGAGGTAGGTGAAGAAATCTCTGACCTTCTGGTTGTCGGCATATTCCTTGGCTTCCGCCTGCAGATCTGCAAGGAGAGCTGCGGAGAAGTTTGGAGGGGTAGCCTGACTATTCACCAGATTCATGTTGCGCCGGATAGGTGTCGGAGTCGGCTCGAGCATACATTCTGTCATCCACCCCAGTACCAGGTTATGCGCTCTCATCTGTGGGACTTGAGGAAAAGGAGACAGGGACTTGCTCTCTACGGATGCGGTCCATAGTGACGCCATTTTCAGTGCTGGCTCACGTTGCCCGTACCAAAACTGATCCTGCGGTCCCCACTCCTTGGTGAATTCCATTGCAATTTGCTCGGACTTTAATGAGTTGAGATCGGCCATACTGAGCTTGTTCACCAAGGCGACATCAGGCCTGCAGCGGATTACATAGTCGTATCTAAATCCGTGTTTCTTCTCATGAATAACCGCTAGCTCATGCGCCTTGTAGATTCCATAAATCATCTTGGCCTGGTTAGGTAGGCCAAGCGAAAGGAAATCATTTATATCGAGCCCATTTTTCTGGAAAACATCCTTGTCGTCTTCAAGCAAAGATCCTGTGAATCTGATTCCCTCTGGAAGGCCAGAAGTTTCAAAGCCTGAGTAAGATGGGGTATCTAGAGCTTTATAAGTTCGCGGAAATTTTTCTTTGAAATGGCGCTTAGACTTCAGGGGTTCTGGGCATTTGGCCAAAGCTTCTTTATTGAAAGCTCTGATAACCCATTCATCACCAGCACCGCCAAGCCCTGGCCAGTTTTGCATTTCCGACCATGAATGAAGGAAGATGTCAGCTTGAAGAGGCTTAACTAAATTCTCAAATATGCTTTCCAGTGCTAAGCTGCCACACCGATACACGCCTGATATGCATACAGCAACTCTTGGTCTCACGTCTGAACCAAGTATTTTGGTTGACCTGTCGCTTTGTAGCTGTGGAAGAACAGCTTGTGACACTGTTCGATAAACTTTGGATGCTCCCTCATACCTAGCTTTCTGTGGCGCTATCGCTCCAAGTAATTTCTGAAGCTCATTGTAGCCAAGCTGCGGGAAAGATATATTTTCCTCGAATGCTATAGAATTCACGGATATCTTCTTGGTCAGATATGCGCGCCTGATAGCTGAAAGGTTCTTGAATGACGCATAGTTGTTCAGGGCAACCATGGTTGCTCTAGGCCTGCTGCATTGCTTCCATACCTGATTTAGCGCGAAGGTCAGATACATGAGCGTCTTGGGGTTCTGCTCTACCTCGAACAACGATTCGCTGTTCTGAGAAATGTAATTATCCACAACAGAGATGTCATCAAATAACGACATTCTCAGAAGGTTCGCGTCATGGCCTGTAGCTTTGGTGGGGAGCCTCTCAAAACATGGAAGCATATCTGACTCGTAAATATCCAGAAGCAATCTTGCATTTTTGCTTTTGGAGTACGTGTTATCCGGGTCTTCAGCAATGTCTTTGAGATTGAATAGTTTTTGCGATTTTATATACGCGTGAAGTCTGTCGAGCATGCCAAGATCAGCTAGAAGCACACAGAACTCTAGCTGCTTGTTGCACTCCGTTGCATGCTTTTGATAAAACTCAACGAGCAGTTCAAATTCCCAGTTGTCAGTTAGGCTTTTTACTGTTGAATCAAATCTTGTCACGCTCATCGAGTATTCCATTCACTTAACTTAAAGTAGATTCGTTATCAGCTGAAATTGTAAGGTCAGATTATGATGATTGCCTTACATGAAAATAATTCAGTTTATTACGCCAAATTCATCGAATATAGCATGTCAAGCTGAGATTCCACCAGCCTAGAGGCATCAGCAGTGGATTGCGGCCTGGACGAGCGACATGGTAGCCTCCGGCATCGAAAAATGCCTTTCGGTGCGCATTCCCGCCGACTGCCACCAGGCGCTCTAGGAGCTATAAATGAACACGCGCTACGCGGAACTCTTGTCCCTTCCTGAGGGTCATGCTCTCGCCCAAACCAGCATTGAAGAGTTTCAGGACGAGAAAGTCATAGGGTCGATCATATGGCTAGACGAGATCGACGAGCATCAAGAGGTCATCACTACTCATCGCGTCTTTGATGGCCGATCGATTCAGGATTCCGAAGAGGTCTTGAACGTAATCGGCTAACCGCTGAGTCATGCCAAAACCCGCTCTTTGCGGGTTTTTTTGAGACCAAAACTCACCTATATCACCACAGCCCGCTCATCGCGGGCTTTTTTTCGCCTGGAGAAAAGCATGGCCAGACTCACCGAATCTCAGGCCGGAGGTGCAAACGTACTCCGGTTCTTGGACCTGATCGCCTTCTCAGAAGGCACATCTCCCATAAAGGCCAGTGACGACGGCTACAACGTTCTGTACGGCGGCGGCCTCTTCCAGGGGTATGCCGACCATCCCCGACGCAAGCTGACGTTTCCCATAAACGGCAAGAATGTCACCAGCACTGCTGCCGGCCGGTATCAGCTGCTCGAGCGCTACTGGGATGCATACCGTGTCAGCCTGCGCCTGTCTGGCGGCTTTACTCCCGAGAACCAAGACCGCATAGCCCTGCAGCAGATCCGTGAGCGGCGCGCGCTGGATGACATAAAAGCTGGACGCATCCAGCAGGCGATCGCCAAGTGCTCGAACATCTGGGCAAGCTTCCCGGGCAACACCTACGGCCAGAACCCGCATCGTCTGGACAAACTCCTTGGCAAATGGGTGGAAATGGGCGGGACGCTGGCATGAACTGGCTGGCCGCTGTGCCCGCCTGGTGCTGGTGGCTGATAGCTCTGGTGCTGGTAGCCGGCGGCCAGCAATACCGGGTCGTGGTCGCCCAAGGCGAGACGTCTGATGCCCGCACCGAACTTGCCGACTACCGCCTGGAGGTCGCCGAAAACAGCCGACGCGCCGCCGCCCAGGCTCGCGCTGAAGAACAACGCCGCCAGAAAGCGGCAGACGAGGAGGGTGAGCATGCACGCAAGAAACTGGATGAGGTCACTGGCCGCGCCACTGCTGCTGAGTCTGCTGCTGGCGGGCTGCGCGGGGAAATCGCCCGACTGCGCGCCGGCCGATCTGCAACCTGCGGTGCCATTGCTTCCCAGCAGCGCCAGGCAGGAACCTCTGCCGTCGTGGTGCTCGGGGGATTGCTTGAAGAGTCTGACCGAATGGCGGGAAGCCTCGCGACAGCGCTTGAGCGAAGCCGAGTAGCGGGCCTGGCGTGCGAGTCTGTCTATAATGCCCTGACCAAATAAGGGTATCCCCGATGGACAAGGATGAATTTGCCGCTGCCGTTGAGGCAGGCGAACCGCTGATTGAGCAGTCGATGGAAGCTCTCAAACGGTACTGGGAAGCTAGGGACTATGGCGCGCCGGCTGAGGAGGTAGAGCGTCTCCGACTCCATTCCGAGTCCTTGGCCCAGGCGGTTTCTGACTACCAGCTTCGCACCGTCTCCAAGCTGATGGGCAACAAATTACCCCCTACGCACTAGCGCGCCCCGCTTGTCGGCAGTTGCCGGCCTCATTGCAGGTCACTACCATACTGTTCATTCATACAGTATGGAGGCCCCGCCAATGAACACCGCCCTTGACTTCGAAATCGACGACATGCCCCAGCTCAGCCTGGACGACCTGATGCAAATCCGTGCGCCCTGGACTTACCTGGTCAAAATAGAGGGCGAGAGCATGCAGGGTATCGGCATGTACTCCGGCGACCTTCTGGTCGTTGATCGAAGCGTCGAGGCCAAGCACGGCGACATCGTGATCGCGGCGGTGAACGGCGAACCGACCTGCAAGCGCATGTGCCGTGAGCACGGTGTGCTGGTCCTGCGGTCGGAGAACCCAAAGTACCCATCGCGGTACATCATGGAGGGGGATACGTTCGAGGTGTGGGGTGTGGTCCGGTTCAGCGTACGGGATCATTCGCCTAACTGAGGTAGCACCATGTCAGCCCAGGCCTGCATCATTTCCCTACGCTGCTCGAGATAAGTGGCATGGTTGTACACGTCACGGA